GTGCTTGATGAGGTAGTCGAGGAGTTTTCCCGATGTCTCTGAGTTGATTTGGTTGGATGGGTTGGAGACACGGGCACAATACGCGACGATGTCTTGTAGATCGTCGAGACCGACGATATCTTCTGGTGGTTGAGTGTAACCAATTAATCTTACCTTCAAAGTTTAAAGTCCTCAAATCGCTTGTTCATTTCTGCCCGATCAAAGACCGGAGTATCATCACTAAGAGTCTGACTAGTTTCATCAACGTCGTACAATCTCATCTTAGATCTATCGACGCCTACTACAAATTTCTTTTTATAAGTTGGATCGTTATATCTATTCTTTAATTGCTTGACCATAATCTTGCCTTCTTTCTCAAGCTCTTCAGAAGAGATAAGTGCAAACATTAAGTCGGCGGTTGCGGGTAATCCAAAAGACTCGGACGTATCTTCAAGCCCAATATCTGAGTTAGAATAACCACTACGAGTCGTTTGCGTTGCAGAGACGACCGGTACGTCAAACTCGACCGCAAGACCACGTAGCTCTTCAGCAATTGCTTTAATGTACGTATAGGAATTGATTGATCCTCCCATTGCTTTCATACGTGAAGATGCACAGATATTAAGATAATCAATGAAGATAATATCTGGCACAAATTTCTTTTTTAGTTTTAGTTCGTTAAGTAATGCACGGAAGTGACCAGAGTGTGCAGAGCCAGTAGGATATTCTTTTACAATTAATCGACCGTTTGTTTGTTTAGCAAGCTGAGATACTTTCTGCGAGAACATATCTCTTGAAAGTTTATCTAGTTGATCGATTGGAATATTAAGAAGGTTGGCATCAATACGCTCTGCGATACGTTCTTCTGCCATTTCCATTGTAATGTAAAGAACATTCTTTTGATCTGTAAGAGCAGCCGAAGCTTGGTGACACATAAACAACGATTTACCGACACCCGTACCGGCAAGGCAAATGTTTAAAGTCTTATTTGGCAAACCGCCTTTTGTAATTTTATTAAAATATTCTAAATCAAATGCTACACGTTCTTCTTCTTTATGATAAAACTCATATCGAGCATTAAAGTTACCAAGATAGTCATGACCGATATTTGCGTCAAAGTTGACTGCCAGAGCATCAGAGAGGATCTCTGGTAACGCATTCTTTGAAAGACTTTGATGTTTACCATCTATAATACTGATAGATTCCATTACAGCATTATGTAATGCTCTATCTTGACACCACTTCTCGGTCTTGTCAATCAGCCATTCATTATCAATTTCTTCTGTCTTAAATATCTCAGGTAGGATTTCTACTGCATGGCGATATTGCTCATCGTTAAAATTATCAGCATCATCTAATTCAATTTTAAAAGATTCTTGTGTTGGTAGTTTATTATATTTCTGAACATATAGTCCGACTTGTTTAAACAGTTGGCGATAGACACCTTCAAAATATTCATTCTTTATAAAAGGCAAAACCTTCCGCATGAATTTATCATCCACCAGAAGGTTTCGCAATATAGTCTGTTCAATGTTTGTGTTCAAAGCATTCCACTTTCTCGCATGTTTTTACGGATATTGGTAGCACTAATCTTATGAATCTCTTCTCCAAGATCGTGCTCTGTAAATGTATACCCAACACCACGACCATAACTAATGTCAACAATGTTTGGTACTTCCATTATAACATATTCTTCGTTTATTGTAAATCCTTCATTTTGCAAATTAAGAATAATTTGTGCAGAAACAAAATTAAAATCAAATGGGTTATCATCTTGTTTTACTGTTCTACCACCGCCAGCATCCTGACCGATGATTCCACCAACATCTCGAACCATAATAGCTACTTGACCGGTTTGCTCTAATGCTTTTTTAAATAAATTAGTATGGCCTTTGTGCCATGGTTGCCATCGTCCCAACATCTGTGCTGTTGGTTTCTTCCAATCAAATGCCATATGCGCTCCCTAATTGTGTTGCAAATTTTTGTATTTCTTCGTCTGACTGAAATCCCTTGACAGTGTATGTAGGATTATCAGGATTCTGGAACATTTTGTTTGTATCTGCAAATCTGCCTTGCTCTATAGTATTCATCCAAATCATAATGTCATGATCAAATAGTTTTCTAGTTTCAATTGTTGGACACACAAAGTCACATATGACTGTACGGCCTCGAGCACCTTCAAAGTTAGCTAGTGTGTTCATTCGTTCTGCTTGTCTGTGTCTACCTGATTCGGTAAAGTCCCAATCGTCAGCCATCTTACGAATAGCATCAGCATTATACCATGCACAGTCTTTTAAAAGTCCTTGTAACCTGACTGCAAGATGTGTCTTGCCAGAACCAGGTAAACCCATAATTAATATTCTCATTCTTTCCTCTCGCTCATGATTAATTCGTCTTTACTTATAGCCATTTCAATGACGTCATGTAAGACTAATCCACAAACTTGTTGAAACATTGGGTTGTCAGGAGTTAAATTATCATCAGGACTTTCGATGATAGTAAAATTAAAATTAATTGCTTCATCAGGTCCATTAATAGAAATAGCACCAAACTGTACAACAGTCTCAACATAAGGGCCTGTCTTAAATCTTATGTTCCATGCCTGTTCATTTTCAGGAGAAGGGATTAACTCATAGTCAACCCCTTCAGAAAGTTTATCTATATTGATCATGCTTCTTCTACGATTTCATCCATCGATACCTGTTCTTTATGACCTATCGTATATTGCTTTTTAATAAATTCTTTGAAATCAGTTTCAGCAAAGATAGGATCCCAGAATTCTTTTTCTAAGGTTTGGTCATGTCTAACTTTTGGACCATACTCTCCAGTTGTTTGATCGACTCGTGCATACCAGCCGTTCGATGGTTTAATGATGTAAGAGCCTGCGAGAGCGACATCAAGGAGCCCACTATAATTACGAACACCACCATCCCAACTAACGGTAATAGGTATTTTAGACTTTTCTTTAACATATCTTGATTTCTCCACATTAATAACGAAATGATAACCTTGAACCTCAGTGCCTTTTTTATCTTGTTGACGACCAATAATCCATATATTATCTGCTGAGTAGTAAATGCCTGTGCCACCACCGACAATAGCTTTTGGAAATAATCCAATCTCCATATACGTATGATTTACAGCAAGCATTGGAATATTTTTCATAGCAAGATATGGTGTTGCCATTCGGAATAATCCTTTAAGAGCTTTTGCTCTTGACATATCAGCTACTGACTTTTCGTTTAAAGCATCTTCCATTTCTTTTTTAGATGCTAAGTTACCAATTGAATCGATAACAACGATAACTTTATCTTTGCGCTCAAGACCTTCTAGTTGGCCCATCATATCGAATTTGAGTTCTTCTACATTTGTAATAGGAGTGTGAAGGACTCTAGATGTATCAACACCAAATTGTTCAAAATAAGCTTGAGGTGAACCAAACTCAGAATCATAAAATAGCATAACAGCATCTTTATGTTTATTAAGATATGCTGCAGCCATTAGTAGAGCGAATGACGTTTTAAAATGTTTTGATGGACCTGCAAGAACAGTAAGGCCCGAAGCCAAACCGCCATCAACAGATCCAGATAGTGCTACGTTAACCATAGGCACATCTGTTGGAGTCATATCCTTTTCGTTAAAGAATTTTGACTCAGAAAGAACCTCCGTATTTTTTAACTTAGAATTCTTTTTGAGTTTGTCCATTATTGACATGTTAATTCCTTTTCCAATTATTGTTTAATTTCCATCGACTATGATTATATAATCTATTATAATCATGTTTAAAATCAGCCTTTATTAGTTTAGTTGGCGCTTTAGTAAAGCTATATGCCATCATTATATCATCTGGCTTAAAAGTATATTTGGCATCAATTTTAGGAAATAGTACAATTTGATTTAAAGAAAATAATTTATTTTTTCTTAATTCAACTATTCCTGGACATACCTTATATGGTTGATTTTTCCATAAGACAGGATCAACAGGAGATACTATACTATTTTCACTTAATTTTATTCCTGCGTTTAAATTAAATTTAATTACAATCCAATCTTTTCCTAACATATTTCCATATTGCTCTTCTGGATGATATGTTATGTCTAAAGATTTCGAAGATGTAATAGCTCTAAATTCTCCATTTTTATTTGTTTCTAAATAAGTTTCAGACGGAAATTTTAAAACTAAACTATACTTAAATAAATCTACAAATCCAGGACAATGTCTAATAGTAGTAAAGCCACTATTAGATGTTTGGCCAGCATTTAAAATATCATCCCATCCTGCTTTAAGCAAACTAGCAGCATCTTTAAACCCATAGAGAAAGGCTGGAAGATCTTTATACCATTTTGGTTGTGTCTTAAGAGGTACAATAAGATCTTCTATTTCAGTACCAAGATTATGGTCTTTAAAGTCATAATATATTTTCATTAGTTCTTCTGATAATAATCTTTGTACCAGCTAATAAAGCTTCGAATACCGGTTTCAATAGAAGTCATCGGTCGATAGCCTAATCTTTTTATTTCTGTTATATCAGCTAAAGTATGTCGAATATCCGCTGGATGC